TAGAACTGAGAATAATCTAAAAGGCTGGGACGGTGGAAGAAGAAGGAGAGAGGTATTAAAGCTCATCCACTTTAAAAATAGAATTATCCACAGATAAGGTACTGTTTAACAAAAGAATATAGTATAATAGGTGTATTAGAGGGAAGCCTCGGGTGAGTATAAAAGGACATTCAAAGACACAGGGAGTGTCCTGAAATACCGCAAGGTCTTTTCGGTACTCACCCTGTGTTTTTATTTTATGGAGAAAGAACTATCTATAGAAAAACCAGATGAATTAAATAAAGTAACGGAAATACTTGGTTTTTTAGCCGAGCATAATATATTCGGGGTAGAGCAACTCGAGGAATTACTAGAGCCTACATTTTTCGCAATAATCCCCTTAGAGATACTTGAAGATATAAATCTTTCAGCTAATTCTAAGTTACTCTATGCGGAGATTTGTGCATTATCTAGGCGTTCTGGAAAGTGTTTTGCGACTAATGAGTATATCGCTAAAAGACTGGGATTATCTAAAAGAACCATACCAACTCTACTTAAAGAATTAAAAGAAAGAGAATTAATAAGTGTGCATATAAAAGCACATAGTGGGGGGACGTTCAGAGACATTAGGGTATCGTTTAATAACGATGGGGGGGGTCGTCAAAGAGCGAGGGGGGGCATCGCTAAAGAGCGAGGACATAATAGAAATAGACAAAGAGAAATTGACAATAAGATTAATACTAGCGACTCCGTCGCAAAAGTAATGAAAGTATTCGAGCAAGTAAATCCATCCATTAAGAGGATGTATGGAAATATTACACAGAGGAAGTCGGCGGATAACCTCATAAGTCGATTTGGAGTGGATAATGTGTTAAAGGCCGCTCAAGTTGCAGTCAACCTCCTTGAAGTAAAATATTCCCCAAAAATAACTACGCCCTACCAGTTAGAGACTAAATGGGCTGAATTGGTCGCATTTGTTAAACAAAATAAACCTAGAAACCAAGTGATTTTATGAAAGAAAAAGTATACGCTATCGATATTATGGGCGAAAGTCTACCGACTTATGTTCTCCAGCCCGACGTAGTGAAGTTAGTCAAATCAATAAATATGGGTGTTAAACTTGTTCTTGTTGGGCAGACATTTATAAATCCATCCTCCATTAAAAGAATCCGTAGAGCCTACAACGTAGATGAAAATTCGGTAGATATCCCAGATCCAGAACTACTCACCTTATTAGACGATAAAAAGAGACTAACTTAAGAGATGCTAAATTAAAAGAGATATGAAACTAACAAATAATTAAATAAAAGATACTATGGAAAAGAAACCCCCCACAGAAATTTTAATAGATAGATTAAAAGACGATATTGATGAAAATTTAAGATTAACAAGTAGACCTATTTTTAATCCTATGACCCAAAACACCACCAGTAGAGAGGAGAGGTTTGAGAAAGAATTTAACAGTAAATTTGGTTTTGGAATATGGGATAGCCGAGCTACTGATAAAGAGACAATGTTAAGAACACACAGAGACGAGGGTATATTTAGTAGTGATGTTTTAGAACATAGTAAATCCTTTTTTCGCAAAGAGATCAACTCTCTCCTAGATGAACTACTCTCGGAGGTGGAGGGTATGCGAAAAAAAGAATTGTGGCTATCAAGGACATATTATCCAGAGGAATTAGTAAATAGAAATGTTGCCCCGATTTATAACACCGCCCTGGAAGACGTCAGAGCCATTATCAATAATAAGAAACTAAAATGAATGAATTAAAAAAAATAAGAGAAGAACAACCAGTATTATTCTGGTTCACGACACTTCTAACCTTAATAGCCATGCCTCCATTAGGACTATGGGCTGTATTATTAAGTGGGGGTCTTGAAAATCCATTTGAATAAAACCAACTGATGAAACCACTTTTAGAAAAAGAAATTCAAAAACTGATACTAGATTACTTGAAGGCTAAAAAGATATTCCATTGGCGTAACAACACAGGGGCCTTTAAAAGAGATAACCACTTTTATAGATTCGGTGATAACGGAAGCCCAGATATATTCCTAGTTATTAAAGGTCAGATATACGGGGTAGAGGTTAAGAACGAAAAAGGTAAACAGAGTGAGTATCAAAAAGAATGGCAAGAAGAATTTGAAAAGGCTGGGGGTGTATATTTATTGGTCAGATCGTTAGAGGAACTACTAGAAAACTTATCAACAAATTAGGTATTGAATATGTAGTACAATCGTGATACACTATACTCATGAAAAAAGAAAAGAACCTAAATATAAGATTAGATAAAGAACAAAGAAAATGGCTAGAACAAAAGGCTAAGAAGGGTCGAGTATCTATTGGAGCTTATGTGAGGTTTCTAATAGAGGTAGATATGACTGAGGCTTTATTGCAAGATGAGAAGAGATTAGAAGACCTAGAAAAAAGATAGCTTATATAAAAATGAATTCAATACTTATAATAATATTTGGACTTACCGTGATATCTCTAGGACGGGGTAAAGCGTCCGAAGTGGATGGGCCACCTAACACTGCGACATTAATTTTTTTGACAGGATTAATAATTGTTGCAATTGGTATGGCCAGTCTAACCCATAAATAATACTATGTCAGACACAAATAAAAATTCAATAAACTGCGACTCCTGCGACTCCTGCGACTCCTGCGACTCCTGCGACTACTGCGACTCCTGCTACTACTGCGACTCCTGCGACTCCTGCGACTCCTGCGACTCCTGCGACTACTGCGACTACTGCGACTCCTGCGACTCCTGCTACTCCTGCGACTCCTGCGACTCCTGCGACTACTGCGACTCCTGCTACTCCTCAAAAGGACTCCGAATGTCAGAGTATATGCTCTTTTGTCTAGGCGAGGGGAAATATGAGTCAAAAGGTGAAGGCTATCAAAAGAACTATCGAGTATTCAACCAGCAACTCACTAAAGAAGAATGGGAAAAGGTCAAACTAGAATTACCTGTTATTAAAATCCCTCTCACAAAATGGGTAGATAAGAAAGATATGACCGCCGACGAGAAAGAAGATCACAATGTATGGAAAGAAATTGGAGGCTATCTAAAGACAAACTCTTATGAGGATGCCTGGGCTATCTGGTGGAGCGAAGCCAAGCAGGAGGATAAGGATAAAATCTTGAATTGTAAATATTTCGATGCCAAGATTTTCACCGAAATTACGGGGATTAAGGACTTTAAGACCAAAGTTAGTTTAAGTGGGAAAACTGTAAAAGTTGAGCTTGATGGCAAGACTTACGAAGCTGTAATAAAATAAATAAGATGAAAAACTTTTTAATAGGGTTATTTATCGGATTAGGCATAGGCGTGGTTTCCATATTCGCTCAGGTCTTCGAGAAGCTTATGTGGTCGTATGTAACCCAACAGCGTGCTGAGGCTGTAATAAATCACGGTGAGTACCTATGTAAAATTCACCCCGAAGGATATCAAACTAACTGTTCTAATTAATACCCTAACAAAATAATATGACAAAACAACAAATAATAGAAAACTTAATACAAACACTAAACGAATCTGATCCGTATCGAGATGGATGGGAACATCATAAAATATTAACAAGTGTGACTATGCGAGTGTTAGCCTCATTGGGATATGACCTAGAGAGTCTAAAAGACCGTCCACTAGATCACATGGGGGCCGTAAGTCTGGTTTGTCAGCGGGCCCCCGCCATTTTAATAATTTAAGTTGTCCACTTTATTTCACATAGATTTAATGCTATTATTCATATAAATATTCCTCAAATCTCATGGAAAAAATAAAAATAGGTATACTCTGTATTTGTCTAAATGAACCTTACTGGTCTTTTGCTAATGAGATGCTATGGGGGTTAAATACATTTTTTCTAAAAAAATACCCAATAAAAGATAAGTATTCTATTGAATTCCTATTATGGTCGGACATGCCGATAGAGAGCTTCCCTATAGGTAAAGTTTTCCCAACAGAACCAATTGAGTGGCCCATGCCAACTTTAATGAGATACCACCTCTTTCTTCAACAGGAGGAATTACTAAAAGATTTTGATTATTTATTTTATATTGATGTAGATATGAGGATAACAGATTGGATCGGGGAGGAGATACTATGTGATGGACTAACCGCCGCACAACACCCTATGTATGCGTTAAGGCCACAATACCAACCTCCATATGAGCCAAATCCTAATTCTAAAGCCTATATCCCACGACCAGGAAGAATAGTTGAAGAAAATGGCAAAAGAAGTTTTGACCAACTTTACTATGCAGGTGGATTTCAAGGAGGTAAAACCGAGGATTTTATTAAGGCTATGAAAGTTATGAGAAAGAATATAGATGATGATTTTAATATGAATTATATTGCTAGATGGAATGACGAATCCCATTGGAATAGATATCTTTTTGATGTCCCACCTAAAACAGTATTGAGCCCCTCGTATATCTACCCCGACTCTCTGATAGCTGAATATTATGTAAAGATATGGGGTAAAAATTACTCACCTAAAATAATGACCTTAACTAAGAAATTCACTACAAATACTGAGGACGGAACAAAAATTAGAGAACAATTAATGACAATGTAATGATAAACCCACGTATAACAGTCGGTATCCCCTGTTACGATCAAGCACAGTATCTAGTAGATGCGATCGACTCTGTTTTAACTCAGACCGTGGGGCCTCATGAGATTATAGTCTGTAACGATGGTAGCCCAGACAATACTAAGGATATTATCAAAAATTACCCACAGGTTAAGTATATTGAGCAAGTTAATAAAGGGTTAGCATCGGCTCGTAATAGTATAATCATGAATATGACTGGGGATTACCTACTCCCTCTTGATTCAGATGATATGATGATGGAAAATTGCATAGAAAAAATAACTGAAGTTATCGAGAAAACCAATGCTGATATAGTTGCACCGTCCTTTAAGTGCTTTGGCAAGCATACGGATCAAGTTATATTGATGCCAAATCCTAGATTAGAAGATTTTAAATCTGGTAATAGGATAGGTTATTTTTCAGCAATTAAAAAGGAAGTGCTCCTGGAGGTCGGAGGGTATAATCCCAAGATGATCTGGGGATGGGAAGATTATGATCTTTGGTTCGATCTACTAAAGAGAAGTAAGGAAATAATTACAATTCCCGAAGTGCTTATGCTTTATAGAACAAAAGAGCGTTCAATGATAAATGTAGCCAATGAGCACGGAGATGAATTGTGGCAACAAATTCATAAGAATCATCCTGATGTCTTTACTCAAAAGTAAATTTGCAAAAATCAGACTTAGGGATAATAAGGGTTTATTTGTTAATGTTACCAAGAAACAAACTCCAGAAGAGTTAAAAGAATATAGAAGCAAATATTATTATTTAAATAAAGAAAGAATTAATAAAATGGCTTTAGAATGGGGAAGAAGAAATAAGGATAAAAGAAGAATTTCTAAAGACAAGTGGCGGGCCAAAAATCAAGAATTAACTAATTTTTATAGTAGAAATTACCATTACAGAAAAAAGTTATCCACTGGACGGCACACTTTAAATGATATAAGATTACTTTATACAAGGTTTCCGATTTGCCCCTACTGTAATTCTAAAAAATCCAATACAATTGACCATGTAATCCCATTAAGCAGGGGTGGAGCAAATGATATATTTAATTTAGTTGCTGTTTGTGTAAGCTGTAACTCTAAAAAGAAAGATAAAACATTATGGGAATTCTATCCAATTTTAGCAATGATGTGGGACAGAATTAATCGTTTTTAATGCAAAATCCCGACATAATATTTGGCCGTCTCGGCAATCGCATGTTTCAAGGTGCTTTTCTATATGCTGAGTCTAAGCGTAGAGGCACGGATTTCTATTTTCAAGATCCAGTCTATTTTAAGGATTACGAAGATGACATTAAAAAACTCTTTGGTGATGGTATAGGCTATCTTTCTCAAGTGGGTATCCATATTCGTAGAGCTTCAAATCCTATTAATCCTCAAGAACCTAAATACTCAGAGAACCCTTTTTATGTAAATCTAAGTGACACTGACTATTACGAACGAGCGATGGCAATGTTTCCAGGTGAAAAGTTTTTAGTATTTTCCGATGACCCAGAATGGTGCAAAGAGAAGTTCAAAGATAACCCCGATGTTCAGGTTATGGAAAAGGGTAACGAGATAGAAGATTTTAACTTATTAGCAAGCTGTAAGGATTTAATAATCGCAAATAGTAGTTATTCTTGGTGGGCCGCCTTCCTTTGTCCGAATGAATCTAAAAGAATAATAGCCCCGAAAAATTGGTATACAGACAAAAAAGAAAGAACTAAAATCCCAAAATCATGGATACAAATTTAAAATGTTTAGTCTTAGGTAGTTCAGGCTTTATAGGCTCAAATTTAGTCAAAAGGCTTAAAGGGGAAGGGCACTTTGTCGTAGGAGCAGACATTGAAAAGCCTAAGTATTCAGTAGGGGACTCTTTTATGGTGGGTGATTTAAAAGACCCTAAGTTTTGCAATGAAGTATTTAATCAACCTTTCGATAGAGTTTATCAGTTGGCGGCTGACATGGGTGGTGCGGGCTTTATATTTACTGGCGAAAACGACGCTGAGGTAATGCATAATTCTGCTTTAATAAATTTAAATGTTGCAGATTGGGCGAGTCGGACAGGAGTAAAAAAACTGTTCTTCTCCTCATCTGTGTGTGCTTACTCAATTGAACAAGTTAAACAAAAAATCAAAGAAGAAGACATCTACCCCGCCAACCCAGATTCAAATTATGGGTGGGAAAAAATATTCTCGGAAAGACTTTATGAAGCATATGCTAAAAACAAGGGTCTTAACATTAGAATTGCGAGATTTAATAACTGTTTTGGCCCTTTTTGCACCTGGGATGGTGGACGAGAAAAATCACCTGCTGCGATTGCTAGGAAATCTCTCACGCAAGACCCAATAGAAATTTGGGGTGATGGTAAGCAAGTCAGAGAGTTTATATACATAGATGATCTCCTGGATGCTATTGAAATAATAATGCAGAACCCCTATACGGGTCCGATAAATATAGGTCCAGATGAATCCTATACTATAGATGAGCTAGTAAGGATGGTCACCGATAAAGAGATAAAACATATAGATGGACCAGTAGGACTTCAAGTTAGACTTACAGATAATACTAAAATTAAATCTCTTGGCTGGGTTCCTAAAGTCTCAGTTAAGGACGGAATGAATGAATTAAAAGAATGGATAAAAACACAAATCCCAAAATAAGTTATGAAAAATAACCCACGTTTGAGCATCGCTATCCCAGTATATGATATGAAATTCTCAGCCTCTTTCATTAAGAGATTAATGCAATCTTTAGAGATGCAAACATTTCAAGACTTTGAAATAATTATTACATCAGACGGGAAGATGGCAGAAAACACTAATAGTGCTATTAAAAAATGTAAAGGAGAAATTATTAAAATAATGTTTATGGATGACTACTTAGCCCATAAGGATTCCCTAAAAAATATAGTGGATGGTTTTAAAGGGGGCTGGCTCGCGACAGGATGTTTACATAACCCAAATGGAGGCGAGGAACTATTTAATCCGCATCCACCTAGCTTCCATGGGATATTTGATAATCAGAATACTATTGGCTCACCATCCGTAATAGCTTTTGAGAATAAGGACCCCTTATTATTTGACGAGAATATGAGCTGGGTATTAGATATCGATTATTATAGAAGACTATACGATAGATATGGAGCCCCGACCTTATTAGATACTATGGACGTAGTTATCGGGGTTGGTGAGCATCAGGCCACACATATCTTAACCGACGAGTATAAATCATCAGAACATAATTATTTAAATAAAAAATATGAAAACAATACCAGTCTGTAAGCCAACATTCGATGAGCAAACTAAAAAAGAGTTATTAGAGGTCTTAGATTCTGGCTGGGTTGGGCAGGGACCAAAGACTTATGAGTTTGAGAAGAAGTTTGCTGAATATGTGGGAGCTAAGTATTGTGTGATGACTAATTCTGCTACTTCCGCCCTAGATTTGAGCTTGAAAGTCTATAACATAAAAGGTGGAGAGTTGATTACGACTCCTATGACATTTGTTTCGGATGCAATAGTTGGTGAGTGGAATAGTATGGATGTGACTTTCGCAGACATAGACGAAGATTCACTTTGTATTGATCCAGGAGCTATTAAAATAACACCAGAGACCAAAGCTATAATTGCTGTTGATTCACACGGCAGGTTGGCTGATATAAAAGCGATTAAAGCTAAATTTAATGGCTTAGTTATTGAGGATGCCGCCCATGCCTGTTATACGCCTGGAGCTGGTGAACATGCAGATATAACAATATGGAGTTTTCAGGCAGTTAAGACACTCCCAATCTTCGATGGTGGAGCTATAACTACTAATGATGAGGCAATTTATAAGAAACTTAGAACACTAACTTGGTTAGGAGTAGAAAAGACTACATTTGAGAGGGTATCTGATAGAGGCTACAATTGGCAATATGATATTACTCAAGCACAGGGCATCAAGGCCTACATGACTGATGTACAGGCTGTTATTGGCTTGGGACAACTAAGAAGACTTGAGAATATGAATGAGAAGAGAAGAGATATACAGGCACGCTATAGTAAAGCCTTTAAGGGTAAACCGTGGTTTAAGGAACCGGAATTTTCCCACACGGTTCAATACTATACTCCTCAATTTGAAAATAGAGACGGACTTTTTAGTCATTTAGCAGATAAAGGTATATCAACTTCTGTCCATTTCCAACCGCTCTCAGAGACAACTTACTGGAAAAAAGCTGTCAAAAATCCATTACCAGTAACAGATAGAGTATGGAAGAAATTATTATCATTACCATGTCATAATGCTTTAACTGACGAGGAACAGGAATATATAATAAAACAAGTAATAAATTTCTATGAATAGGATATTAATAACTGGGGGAACTGGTAGATTGGCCTTTGAACTTAAAAAACACCTTGAAGGCGAATATGTTGGGATTGAACATTGGGATTTAAGAGAAGCTATTCCAGTTAAAGACTATGATTTAATTGTTCATATGGGGGCATATACAGATGTAGTAAAAGCAGAGAGTGAATCAAGAGATTGTTTCATGACTAATACTTTTGGAACTTTCAATCTCCTACAAAATTATGCAAATACACCAGTTATATATATATCGACTGAGTATGCAAGGAATCCTCTAGGTGTGTATGCTAAAAGTAAGCGTTGGGCCGAGGAGATAGTAAAAGACCATTCTGCACCATACCTAATATTAAGAACTTCTTTTAAGCCAACACCTTTCCCATTTCCAAAAGCATATATAGATCAATATACGCAAGGTGACTCGATAGACATAATTGCAGAAATACTAGCTAAAAGAGTTAAAGATTGGGATAGGAAGACATCACTATTTGAGTATCTAGGTACAGGTAGGAAGACAATATATGAGATGGCAATAAAAACTAGGCCTGATGTAGTGGGTAATTCAGTAGATGAATACAATCAAAAGATTGGTAAAAATCTAATTCCCTATGACTATGAATAGTATAACATTAGAACAATTATTCAAAACACCAAGAATGGGTCATGCACCTTTAGACAATGTAAATAGTGTTGAAGGCTTATATTCTTTGATTTACTATTATTTTAAGCCTGACTTTAAGATCGTTGAGGTTGGATCATTTCAAGGAGTCTCAACTATGTTATTCTCTAAGTTTGTTAATACTGTTTATAGTGTGGACTGCTATGACTATAAGGTCCCAGATACTGGTCGCATCCCATCACATGACCAGTTATTCATAGATGCCGAGGATATCTTTATACAAAGGACCAAGGATATTAAAAACATTGTTAAAATTAAAAAGTCTAGTTTAGAAGCATCAAAAGAATTCCCAAATAAATCCTTAGATGCTGTCTATATAGATGCAGAGCATGACGAAGAAAGCGTTAGGTCGGATATCAAGGCGTGGCTCCCTAAGATTAAATTTGGGGGTTATCTATGTGGCCATGACTTCTATCTTTCGCATATCCAAAAGATTCTTAATGAGGAGGGTTTTCAGAAGATAACTAGGTCTTCGGATAGCTCTTGGCTAGTCCAGATCCCAACAGTTAGCCTAGTAGCAGTCGCTTCGACAAAGGTTAGGGAGACTATAGAAGCCCTACGAAAGAGTAGAAGGCAGATGGATTTTAATAAAATTAAACTATTTACGCACGAAGATATATTTGACCCAGATATTGAAGTTATTAAAATTGAGGAACTTGACTATAAGGGCTATAATGAATTTATTGCCTGTCGCCTATGGTCATACATAGATACAGACTTTATATTATTAGTCCAAAATGATGGCTATGTACTGGATGGGTCTTTATGGACTGATGATTTTCTAAAATATGATTATATAGGAGCACCTTGGCCTATACCTAATGATGACAAAACATATAGGACCCCTGACGGGAGATTGGTTAGGGTGGGTAATGGTGGCTTTAGTCTTAGGAGTAGGGGGCTGTTAGAAGCTCCCCATATTCTAGGTTTAAAGTTTAGTGACGAAGGTACAGGTTATTGGCATGAAGATGGATTCATCTGTGTTCATCATAGGCAAGAGTTAGAAGAGCAAGGTATTAAGTTTGCACCAGTAGAATTAGCGGCTAGATTTTCAACTGAGTTAACTGTCCCTGAAACCGTAAAGAGCTTCGGTGGACATAAATACATATGATTATAGGGGTTTTTCATCAAGGAAGTGGGCTCGGCAACCAACTACATCGCTATGTGGCGACTAGGGTTGGAGCTGCTGACTTGGGTGTGGATTATGGGATGTTCTACAATCCAGATGATTCAGGCAAGGAAAAGGGTTTTAAAGGTTCTGGGTTTATTTTAAATAAACCTTTTATTATTGGGGTATCATGGTTACAAAATATAAAGTATTGGGAAGAAAAAAAAGTTATTGAAAATGGGGTAGATATTAGAAGCTACGACCCCGAGTTTAACTTTATCGAAAATAATATGGTTATTGATGGCGAGTTCCAAGACGAAAGGTACTGGGAACACCGAGAGAAAGAAGTAGACGAATGGCTAAAAGTAGCACCCCTAGAAATACCAGACAACTTGTGCGTGATTAGCTTTAGAGGTGGTGAGTTTGCCTTATACCCTGATCTATTTCTAACTCCTGAGTATTATGATAAAGCCATAGCTAAAATGCGAGAGATTAACCCAGATATGTTGTTTGAGATACATACTGATGACCCAGTATTAGCTCATCAATTCTTCCCTAATTTTACAGTAGTTCACGATATAGGATTAAACTGGCGTTCGATGAGATACGCAAAATATGCTATAATAGCTAATTCTTCTTTCTGTATTCTCCCTAGGTGGTTAAGAAATGGCGTGACAATTGCCCCTAGATATTGGGGTAGAAGGAATACAAAAGTCTGGTCATTACCACAAAATTATTATAAACGCTTTATATATATATGATCCAATTTATAGTAAGTAGATACAATCATGACATAAGCTGGTTGGCCGAATATGCTCAAAGTATTGTTCTGTATGACAGAAGTGAGCAACCTATTCCAGGCTCAATAATAGTCCCTAATTTAGGCTCTGATATATTAGATAAGCTTCACTATATAGTTACTAACTATAACAATCTACCCGATGTAGGAATCTACACAAAGGCCAATCTCTTCAAATACATAACGAAAGAAGAATTTAATAGAGTGAAAGACAATAAAGAATTCACGCCACTACTGACCATGAACCATAAGGAGACTAAGTATGATGGCGCACCTGAGTATGTCCAAAGACATGGCACAGATAAAGATGTTAGCTACTATAAGGATGGTATATACTGGGAGCTAAATAATGGTTGGTATTTAAATGAGCATCCAGTTAGGAACGACCCTAAAGAGGTAATGCAAGCTGTAGGCATAGATAAAATGGAGTATGTCCCATTTGCCCCAGGTAGTAATTATATTCTTACAAAAGAAAATATTAGAAAGCACCCAGTTGAATATTACATTAAACTCTATAACTATTTAAATTGGGCCGTATATCCTGGGGAAGCTATGATAATAGAGCGTGGACTATACACTATATTTAAACCTAGCTAACTTACATGATTATTGACGTTATCACCTACAATGGGGAAGAAGAATTATTTGAAATAAGGTATAATATACTCAAGGACTATGTTGATGAGTTTAGGGTTATTGAGTTTGACAAGACATTCAGTGGGGAGCCTAAAGGCCCCGTATTCACTCAAAATTGGCCTAAGGTGAAGAGTTACTATATGACTGAAGACATATGGTCTAAGTACATAGAATTAGCCAAATCTAGCCCAAATACTGAATATGGGAAGGGGGCAGAGCATTGGGTGAGAGAATTTTGTCAGAAGGAATCTATAAAAGATTGTCTCACGGATTTAAAGAGTAAAAATATTGTTTATGTAGGGGATTGCGATGAGATACCTAACCCCTTATTTATAATGGACGAGGATTTACCTATTAAGCTAAAGTTAAAAGTGTATAGTTATTACCTTAATAATAGATCTACTGAGCAATTCTGGGGGACCCTTGTAGCCAGGTATTCTAATATAGAAAATAATTGTCTGAATCACCTTAGGACTAACACCAAGAAGACAGATGATGACTATGGCTGGCACTTCACAAGCATGGGGGGTTATCAAAAGGTAAAGGATAAGCTTGAGGCTTCATATACAAGTGACTCTTATGCTAACCCTTATGTATTGGACAACTTATATGATAATATGCAAGATAATAGAGACTTTCTAGGCAGAGACTTCGCGTATAAGATAGACGAAAGTTGGTGGCCTAAATATCTGATAGATAATAGAGATAAATATAAGCACTTATTAAAACATGAATGAGGACATAAATCAAGAAGAAATTACTGAGAAACAGTCAAGTAACAGACCTTGGTTATTTCAACCTGGCAAGTCAGGTAATCCAGGGGGTAGACCAAAAGGTTCAAAGTCATTAAAGACTTATGCTCAGGAGATGTTAAGAGATATGACAGATGAGGAGAAGCTTGAATTCATGAGAGGACTTGATAAGAAGATTATCTGGGAGATGGGAGAAGGTAAAGCAAAACAAGACTTAGATTTAAGTGGAGAAGTCACAACTAAAATAATATCTGTAGATGAATAATGGGGAAATCATCAAATTCTCAGAACTCACTAAATTCTTTGCAAAGCAACAGGAAGCTCTTGAAGCGTCGAAGAGATTTAAATTTGTGTTATTTGGCGGTTCCGTCGGCAGTGGTAAGTCCTATTGGTTACGATGGTCATGCCTATATTGGCTTATTAAATACCACGCGAAGTATAATATTAAAGGCATACGAGCTGGGTTATTCTGTGAAGACTACCCATCATTAAACGATAGACATTTAACTAAGATAAAGTTTGAGTTCCCTAAATGGCTAGGGACTTGGAATGAGCAGAGAAAAGAATTTACATTAGCTCCCGAGTATGGTTCTGGGATATTAGCATTTAGAAACTTAGATGAACCAGAGAAATATTTATCTGTAGAGTTTGCAGTGATAGCTATAGATGAGATAAATAGGAATCCAAAGACAACATTTGATATGTTACGCTCTAGGCATAGATGGCCTGGAATAAAAGATACAAAGTTCCTTGCTGGCTGTAATCCTTTAGGTGAAGCCTGGGTAAAGAATATGTGGGTTAAAAGATTATTCCCACCTAATGAGAAAGAGCAATACGAGTTTGTTTATGTTCCAGCTTTACCAACGGATAATCCTCATTTACCACAAGAATATTATAAAAGCTTAGAGTCTCTACCGGATAACCAAAGGAGAGCTTATTTAGAAGGCAACTGGGATGCTTTTGATGAAGGCGTAGATGAGAAGGGTTATACTCGTTTAATATCTGATAGGGAGTTACAAGCTAGTTATACAAACGAGACTGAACATGCTGGGTATGTAATTGGTGGTATTGATCCCGCCGCTGGAGGAGACAATTCAGCTATTGCAATTAAATCAGCTAATCTATTAGAGATTGCCTTTAACCAGAGACTCCAGGACACAATGGATTTAGTTGGTCAAGCTATAGAGGCTAATAGAAAGTATAAAGTTGATTATTGGGTTATAGACAAGACGGGTGTAGGGCAAGGAGTTTATGATAGGTTAAAGGAGCTTGGCTATAATGTTAGGGGCGTGTCTTTTGGTGAGAAGAGCGAAGATGAACAGTACCAGAATTTAAAAGCAGAATGGCATTTTAGATTAAGAAAATGGGTATTAAGTGGTGGTAGGTTAAAGCAGGACTATGGTTGGAATGAATTAGAAGTGGTAAAATATAAACACAAAGATAGCAAGATCATAATACAACCCAAGGAAGAACTATTTAAAGATGGTATCCCGTCACCCAATTGTGTGGATGCCGCAGTTCTGACTATGGTTTTGAATGATCAATCAATTAAATCTGCTCGTGTCATAAAGCAAATGATGGGTAGAGAATTTCATGACCAAACAAACAAAATCTGGAGAAACGAAAATTAACATAGAGAACTTACAGAAGATTGAACGTGGTGATGGTGTGCATATTGATAGTGATACTAAATATGATTACGCTGGTAATTTTGAAGCTCATAGTGAACCGTTAATTGATTCAGGTACAGGTAAAGTAGTATCAATCAGAACTTTCACTTTTAAGATGAATCCCTTAAAACTAAAAGAAAGACCACCAGATAAACAGACACTTTTCAATGCTCATGCTAAGCAAATCACAACTATTCTTTGGGGAGATGGCTTAAGGCCACTAGAAGAAGTTAATCCTCGTGTTATAATTAATAAAAATATCGGCATATATCAAATATTCGTTCCATGTGAACCAAAGCCAGGCGTGATGGTTGTGGATGAAGTAAAGAATCTATCAGCCGAATTAGCTAAAAACAATAAAAGTAAACTCGTGAAACGTAATTAATGGAGACACTACAAGAAATCCAAAGTAAGTACCAAGAATCATTTGAATTTTTAGAAGCTCGCAAACGAAGGCAAGTAGCCCAATTAGTTCTTCTAAATAATCTAAATCGTGGTGATCAGAATATAGCCTCGACACTTCTAGTTACGCTATTTAATCGTATTATGTCTTCTCTCTATGATGATAAGATGCAGATTAAGTTCTTACCATCACAAGGTATTAAGCAACAACAGCTTAACTCGTATAACTCATTAGCTCAGTCTGATTATCTAGAGATGGGTAAAGCTAAGCTGGATTATGATTGGAACTGGGATTCTTTATTCTTTGGTCGCGGATATATAGAGACACTAAGGTTTAATAAGAAAAGAAAGATCATGGAGCCAGCAGTTATTAATCCATTAGCTTTTGGTTACGATCCTTATTTTGAAGAAGTTCAGGACTGGCGATATTATTGGAAATGGGTAACGAAAACTAAATGGGAACTAAAGAAATTAATCAAAGCTAAGGTTATTACTGGTATTAGCGACCCAAGCGAGATTGAGTCTGGTATTGAGGCATACATTTGGGAATATAAAATCAAAAGAGATCAAGCTAAAAAAGCTGTAGCTCCAGCTAGTGATACTCAAGCAGGAGATGTTTTTCAGATACTTGAATACTATGGCTACGATGATAAAGGAGATAAGTGTGTATATTGGATAGATAAAGGCTTCACAAAGATTCTTTTCAAACAGAAGTTAGATCTAATGGACGGTGAGCAAATAGTCGCCCCCGATGGACAAACCATAGAAACAGGTTCTAAATGGCCTATCGTTATTAAGGAGGCATTTCGCGAGCCCCACTCATCACTTACTTTCTCAGTAGCTGATTTACTAGAAGATAAACATAGGGCAAAGAATGTTCTACTTAATCTTGCTTTTATAGCCGCTAAAGATAAAGCTAACCCAACCTATTTATATAATCCAGATAAAGTTAAAGATTTAACTCAGTTTTTCTCAAGACAAATAAACCAACATATACCAGTAGATGACGTAATAGATGCAGTTGCACCTCTAAACAAAGAGAATCCATTAGATCCAGGCCTACTACAGTTTATTACTATGATGCAACAAGAGGCCAACGAACCTTTAGGTACAGGTGTTACATTGCAACCTATGAAGAATAAAACTTCTAATACTGCTACCGAAGCATCTATAGACCAACAGTTAAATGACATAGCCCAATCTCTACAATCAAAGGTTATGCAATTTGGTGAGGCTGAGTTCTGGTCACATTGGTTCCACAGGTATAAGAAGTATGGCCCAGAATTTGGATCAAAGTTATCAAATATAGTTGGGGTCAAGAACATAAAAACAGAGGAAGTAGAGATGCAAGACTTTCAAACTGAATTCCCACCTGGAGTCCTTGTCTATTCAGCAAAGGAAGCAGAGTTTAAGGAGTTAGTTCTTAGGAGAGATTTAATAAGTGTTTATCCACAATTAGCTCAAACAATGGGATTAGACGGAATGAGAAACTTTAACAAACATGTATTCATGCCTAAGTTTTTACAAGATCCCTCACTTGTAGAAATCATGTTCCCAGATACTATAGATGAGATGAAGGCTCAACAAGAGAATGAGCAACTAGCACAAAATCAATATCCTAAAGTAGATGAGACAGATGATCACTTATCCCATATCTACACTCATTACTTAACTCAGCCTAAAACTCTAGCCGTATGGTTCCATATTGCAGAGCATGAGAGTTTGTTAGACAAACAAAAAAGTGCTATGATGCAAGCAGAGCAACAAGCTATGCAAGACCAACAAGGAGAAGGTCCACAAAAAACAAATTCAAAAACTATAAATAAAGAGCGTCTTAATCCCAAGAGTGCGGCAACGCCTCTTAAAGCGGAGATGCAAAACGCTCAACCAACAACAGCATGAGTAACTACGCCCCCCAAATACCAAGAGATACAGGAGGAGCCCCTAAATATGCGTATGGGCCAGCCAAATTATCTCTAGCTTCGAACAATAAAGAGAATGCCGCTGCTTCCTCGATATTACTATTAAATAACCAGACAACTGAGATGGAGATTACCCCTACAGCTACCTCGGCTTTTAAGTGGCTATCCCAAACTGTTATAGATTCTTCCGTCGCAGGTACAAGTGTTATTACTATCGCTGGTAGTTCCAATTTTGATTTTATAGTACCAGCCAATGAGACACGTAGAGTCGTCGTGCCCCAGGTAGTAACATCAAATGAAACAAGTATAGCTGCTGCACAGCAGAAATTCGGTTTAGCACCAGGATTAGCCATGAAGACCGTAGTAGCTGCTGGCGTGGGTAGTGTACTAACAGTCCAATTATAATTATGGCAAAAAAGAGTATAAAAGATTTAGATATAATACTTTCTGAGGCAGATGACGTTGAGATTAAGTCACCAAAGAAAGATATATCTCTAATCGATATTAATTTCGGTAGAGAAGATTTAGACAAGTTGAGGGATAAAATTAACGAGATAATAAATGTCATCAACAAATAAACAAGACATAGTTACACCGAAGCAGATAGTAGAAGCAAAGAAAGCTAAAGAGCCAGTTAAACCAGAAAAACCGCATCATACAGGTAAAGGCACGAGAGCTAGACTGAATACTGCAGCAGAAAAGATGTTTTATCAGAGTAAGTTTTCTAAGTAGTACCCACAATTAAATCCTCGAAGAGATTAGGGGGGCCGATCAGCCTACTAATGGGTTTGTCGAGGATTCCTATTAGTAGGCTACCCGACCTCCTTAATGGTCGGTTTTGCCTTATAGATGGTCGAGTATTAACCAATTAATATAACAATAAAAATATGGGATTCAGATTACCTTTAAAGACAGTGTTAGACGTAAATAATAGTACAGTCAATGCTACCGGCCCAGCTTCAGTAGCAGGCGGAGTTGCACATACATTTACTCTTCCACAAGATGCAGATAGTGTTATCGTAAAGCTTCAAGCTTCAGTTTTAGCTGGTGGCGTATCGGCTACTCTACAAACTACTGATGACGGTGGTTCAACTTGGTATGATGTTGGTCGAACTAGTATAGTTTCAAATGCAAATGGAACTACAGCTGATTGGCTCTCAGTACCAGTAGCAGGATTTGGATTCAATTCAACAGTCCAAACCCAAACCAGTGCATTGGGCTCTACTAATACCGCGATAGCTCTTAATGCTACCGGGTCAGCAGCTGCCTCAACACTTGGTTCAAAGCAACTTTCAGGACTTCCGATGTTGTCTCAGTATGGTAGGATCTTTCTTAGATATACTAACGCTGTTACGTCTATCTTAAGTGAGAGAGTTACCGTTTCGACAAATAGCCAGTCAGGGAATAACTAATGAATAATTCAAAAATCGTCGTAAATAGTTTAGAAGAAGATAATGTAAACCCTCACCTAGACCTTGAGAAGAAAAGAGGGGAGATAATACAGGTTATCGAGGCTATTAATGGAGTTACCACTAGTGAAGATTGGAGGAAATTAAAAAGACTATTACTTGATGGGGTAGTTATAACCTTAGAAAAGCAATTAGTCAGCGAAACCTCTAAATCAGATATCAATTTACCAGAAGTTTATAGGTTACAAGGACAACTCGCCTGGGCTAAAAAATATACAGACCTAAAGAAGTTATCCGAATGGTTTAAGTACCAAGTAGAAAATATTAACAAACAAATAAATGAACACAACCCGAGGGACGGAGCCCTCTAATGCTCCAGTGAATAGAAGATTTCTTGAACGACAGGGTGCGCAGACAGTTCCATCATCACATCGTTTAGGTGTGATACGAGGTGGTATTTGTGATAAGTGTGGGGTACTCGATCAGAATATCCCATCACAATTTCAGTACCAACTATGTGAACACTTTAGAGGTTTAGGAGAAATTAGGTGTAGTTATTGTGAAGACACAGTAAATAACACCGACGTTGTCCTTCACTCTATAATTCATGTAGCCGAGCATCCAGATAATCCCGATAAGGTGATTGCCTGGTGCAACTCATATGGCTGTTCTGCTAAACACGAAGCTCGCTTCAAAGTAAGCCGATAGCTTCAAATCATGTTTCTTTCTAGTCAAAAGTAAACATCGTAATAAAAGACTAAATCTCAAGATGAGAATCGCCCCTCATGTTGACGTAAAATATGGCTGAAGAATACGATATAGACTTAGATCAGGATGTTGAAAAAGAGCATCCTGTTGATAAAAGATTAACAAAGGCTTTTGAGAAAATAGGTTCTACAGAGAAAGAGCTAAACGAAGAAAGGAAGCTTAGAGAAGCGGAAGCGCAAAAAAGTGCTGAGCTTCAAAAGGAAAGAGATTTTTACGCAGGTTTCACCGATATTATATCTACTCATCCAGAGGCTAAAGACCATAAGGATGATATCTTAGCGAAAGTTAAGGGTGGATATAGTGTTGAAGATGCAACCTTCGCCGTCTTAGGTAAAGCTGGTAAGCTCAGTCAGCCCCAACCAATAGTGGATAATCCTGCTGGAGGTGCGGCTACGATTACTCAGACTAGCCAAGGACAAAAAACTCTTGATAGTATGTCTCGTGAAGAAAAACGAGCTAAGCTTTTAGAAGCAGAGAGTCGTGGTGATATCTCGATGTCCTAATTTTCAAAAGTTTTAAAACTATGCCAGTAACAGTAAGAGGCACTGGATGGGGTGGCGCAACTACCCTTACATCAGAGCTTTTAACATCATACATCTCAGATGAGATTAAGGTGTTAGAGCCTGAACTCCAGTATGCTAGATTAGGTAAAAGGAGAGATGCCCCAAAGGGGTATGACAGAATAGTCTTCCCACAGACTAACCAGGTTCCAGTTAGAATTAATGTATCTATGGCCACCACAGGTGGACCAACTGCCGTAGCCGGTGGTGGTTCTGTCTGGGGTGCTACAGGTTCAATCCAAGGAGGTGCAACAGCTACTGCTCCTGGATTCCCAGTATCATCTACTGAAGGTGTCGCCGCTATAACAGAAGGAACAAACCCGTCTTCAATAACATGGGGTGCTACTTCATATAGCTCAGGCCCTGCTCAGTATGGTATCTTGATTCAGATTTCCGACCTTTTAGTTCATAACTCAGCTATCGAGACCATTGATGCTTGCACTATGCAAGTTAGAAATGCTCTTGCTAGATTAGTTGATACTTGTCTTCAGACCGTAGCAAACGGTGGAACTAATGGTGTTGTATATTCAGGCAATAAGACCACAAGAGCTAGTCTTGGTTCAGGAGACACTATTGCTCAATCAGATATGAATAGAGCATATAAGATTCTTGCATCTTCAAACGCTGCAGGTGCTAAGTATTTCGATGGAAATTACTTTGCCGCAGTGATCCACCCACAAGTAGAATCAGACCTTATGTCTAATACTGCTTCAGGATCATTTGTAGATGTCGGCAGATATACTTCTGTTGATGACCTAAGATCAGGTAAAATGGGAGATTATAGAGGTATTAGATACCTTAGAAGTGCATACCAGAATTACTTCAACTCAACAGTTGCAGTATTTCCAACCACTGTCTTAAGTGCTGATTCATTTGGATGGGGCTACTTCCAACCACCAACTCCAACTTTAGTTACGACTCCAGATTCTAATAATGCTTTGAACCTTTACACTTCAATCGGAGGTAAAGTCACTCTTGGTGCTACTAGATTCGAAGACAGTATTGGTACTGTCAGAATCGCTAGGGTTGAGTCAGCAATAACTAACTAATAATTAGTTTCCTCAGAGCCTTTATAGGCTTTGGGCTAAATTAATTATTAAATAACATGGCCGTACTATTATCTGATGTCCTAGCATTTGCCAGAACCCAAGCCCAAACTGATTCCAATGGTATAACTGATGCCAATGGTATTATATTTGCAAATGAAGCCCTTTCAGACTTTAGAAGAAGACTTGTAGATACTGGCGTTGATGCAGGAACAGTGACTGAGTTTGTCCAAGAAGGTACTGTGGGAACCGGTATATATACTTATCCTACAAACCCTAGCGTTCTATTCCTTAAGACAATAGAGCTAAACTATGTAAACACTACCCCAGCCGACAAGGTGACGGCTACGCAACTTGATGTGTCTAATCTCCCCGCTAATAAATCCGTAGGTTGGATAAGAGCTAATGCTAGCCCATCTAGCCCGTATTACGATGATAGGGGTGATAGATATGAGATATTCCCTACACCAACAGCCGCACATAATGTGACTTCAATAGCCACACTCTTCTATTTTGCTAAGCCTAATGACTATACCGCCGTCGCAAATTCTATCGCCTATCCCGAAACGCTCGACTACAGAATACTAGGATGGAGGATTGCCTCTAATTACCTATATTCGCTCGGCAAGGTAGAGGAGGGATCAATAGTAAACCAAAGATACGAGGAGAGAGTTAAACAATTAATAGCCACACTATCTCGAGGAAGCCAACAGCCTATCCAGGCTACCCCAATACAAGATAGTGGTTGGGGTTACTAATGCCACAAGAAGTAAAGACAATCACTGTTACAAACTTTGGAGGGCCGTTAACCCGTAAAGATGACGGGGATATTGATAGTGGTTTAGCAAAGTTTGATACTTCATGGGGTTACGACCCCTATTCTAAACCAGGTGAATTAACATGGTTTGAGCAACCTACAAGCATACTAAGCCTTTCGGCTGATAATGGTCCTGTAGTAGCTATGAAATCTAGGTCAGAGAGTGGCGAGAATATAGTTTATGCTGTCGCAAGGACAACGTCATCTCCAAAGCTCTATAGGATTGAAGTAAACGATAATAGCACGTCTAACCCAAACTTTGACACCGCATCGGTCATTAGTACACTTACACCTTTGGATAGCCTCTTTGATGCAGATATGGTTTTCTATGGCTCAACTGAAAAGATATTCTTTAAAGGTGATGGTAGAGTAGGTAAGGTTAATTTTAATGGGTCTTCTCCAACTTCAATTGCTGGGGCTACTGATTTTAATGGTAATGGGGGGACATTGTTTTTAGGTAATATATTCTTTGCTAATAATAATAATATAGCAAAGATCGACTCTACGGAGCTACTAGTAAATTCTTCTGTCTTAAGTCCAGCTCTTCCTAAAGGTCTCACAGTACGAGATTTAGATGTCACACCTGATGGTAATTATCTTCAGATCACCGCTTCGAGGTTATCTAATCAGAATCAATTTAATGGCGCAGCTATAGATGTTAGCTCATCAAATGCAGTAGACTCATATAAATATTATTGGAATGGCATTGACAGTGGCGCAACTGCTACTGAAACTTTTGAGGGGTTAGCTTTAACAGCTAGTCAAACATTTCAAGGTAAGAACTATGGTTTTGGCTATGACCTTAATGGCGCAGGTATTTACGATGGTTCCCAAAAAACTATAACTCTCTCTAAATCTTGGTCTCCACAAAAGAATGCTACGTTCTCTATAGGTAATGTGCTAGGTTTTGTGACCCCAGAGTATGAAGAAGCAAATACGCGTTTTACAGCCTCTATATTCTTTAATGGACAGTATGACGAAGAGACACCTAAGGGACTATTCCGACTACTTCGGCACCCAGCTCAGATTAATGATGACATTGTTTCAATACCCGCTGCATTGCCCGTATCAAATCTTCTCTATGTACCGAGAATCTATGACTATGCTAATAATATCGGCGGAAGATCTAAAATCTATTACTCTACAGTAGAAGAGAATGATGATTCACCGTCAGGTAGGCTAAATAAGCTATGGCGATTTGAGACTAAACCTACTGGTCAAGGAAGTGTTGTAGCTGGAGTATATGAGACACAAACTCAAATGTTCTCAAAGAAAATGGCTGTTAAAGAGATACGCCTCTACACTGAACCTCTGAAAGCTAATAACGATTTTATAATCGATTTAATAGGTTCAGGTGGTAGTGTCATGGCAAGTGGTAGTCAAAGGTTTGTTGTAGGTGCAAGTAGTATCGCTACGGGAGCTGATGTTGTTATGTGGAATCCTGGTATAGCACCAACATATGCATTAGGAGTAAGGATTACGAATTCATCTGTCACAGGAAGTGCTAACTGGACAGCTAAAAAACTTGAGATAGATGTCGTACCAGGCGGTAAATAATATGACACAAGAAGATATAAAACAACTTATTCTTGATACGATAAAAGAGTATAACAAGGCTGGTGTCTTTACTGACCGTAAAACTATAGATACTCCTACAGATGCTTTATCCCCAGTAAATAAGAAATATATTGATGATTTAACTTTTAATGATTTAGCTGATGTTACAATTACTTCAGGTGCTCAAGGCGATTTAATCTATTGGAATGGAAGTGCATGGGTAAACTTGGCCCCTGGAGAAAATGGACAATTTCTAAAAACTCAAGGTTCTGGGTCTAATCCTATCTGGGATGATGTTGCACTATTTGGGGATGCTTCAGATGGTAACGCGAGTATTACTGGAGCGACTACTCTATCGAGGGATATGTTCTATGACGACCTAACTATTAGTAGCGCAGGGATTTTAAATACTGCTAGTTTTAGGATTTTTAGCAATAATTTACTTAATAACGGTATTGTAAGAAATAACGGAAATAATGGTTTTAATGGAGAAAATGGGAAAACTAATGATATATCTGAGGGTCCAGCCGACGGAGGAGCGGGCGGTGCATCAGTGGTGTCAGGTTCACTATCGGGCGGTCTTAGTGGAGTAGCAGGGGGAAATGGTGGCTTAGGAGTTTCTGCTGATACGGTTGGTAATACTGGTTCAAATGGTGTTGCTGGAGCTACTGTAACTAAAGGACTTGGAGCAATAGGTGGTGGCAAAGGTTCGGGAGGAGCATCATCAATTTTAGGTAATGGCGGTTCAGGTGGAATTGCTGGATCGGGTAAGGCGGCAGGTGGTGGTGGTAGTGGCGGAGGAGAAGGATCAAAATCAGGCACTGTGTTTAATGCTCCTAGAACATTTCCTAGTGCTTACTTTCTTATGGATACTCAGCCATCAATAGTAACTCTAAATGTATCTGCTGGCTCCGGTTCTGGGGCTGGTGGTGGATCAGGCGGTGGTGCGGTAGGCGGAGGTGGCCACTCAGGTGGTGGTGGTGCAGGAGGAGGAAGCGGATCACCAGGGGGAATAGTAGCTATATTCTCAAGGAATATCACTAACAATAGTAGTATTCAATCTCTCGGTGGGAACGGAGGTAATGGTGGAGATGGTGGAGATAGTGTAAACACTGGATCTCAAGCTCATGGTGCTGGTGGCGGTGGTGGTGGAGGTTCAGGTGGTTCAGGGGGAGTAGTAATTTTACTTTATCGAACTCTGACAAATAATGGTATAATATCTGCAGCTGGTGGATCTGCTGGATCAGGTGGGAGTGCTGGAACTACAGCTGCTAACGCTAGTGTTGCAAGTGATGGTAGAAGCGGTTCAGTAGGATACACAGGTTCAGTATTTTCAATTCAACTTTCTTAATATGGCAACTTACGACTATACAAAATACAGCAAAGTTAAAAGCCCGACTGGGTATGATATCTATGAGGGTTCAAATAAACTCTCTTATGAGCAAGCCAAGCCGATGTTTTCATCGGGCTTTAATGTTGATTTTATTAAAGAGGGCCCAGCCCCACAGGCTATAAGTCCAACTCAACCAATATCTCAACCGCAAAGTCAAATGCCCACAGGTGCTCCTGCGAGTATGCCAGCGCAAACAGGCTTAAGTAAGGTATCAACTCAAGGCGTGGGTCCTGATGGTAAACCTATCTATGATGTTTTTGCAGGTCAAGAACATATTCAGGATCCTAATGATCCTAGACTAAAGGGCGTGAACATAGATCACTTGCCAGTAGGCCAAGCTCCTCAAGGATTTAAGAGTAAATTCCAGGAGGGTTTTGAAAAAGCTCAGGGTGCTGGCTTAGGTAACGTATCGGATGCAAGTCAAGGGAGAAAAGTAGTCTCTGACTACACTGAACTAAAGAACGATACAAAGGCTCTGGGATTCTTACAAGGCGATGAATTTTTTACCAATCTCACTAAAACATTCCAGGAGTTCACTAACCCTATAAATCAGAGAGCTTCTCTAGCTGATACATATAGCCAGATGATAAAGGACTCTGGTATTGAGGCTATGGATATGGAGCTTATTAACACTAAGAATATTATTGAAGGATCAGAGGAAGATATTAGAACAGAGATTACCAAAGCGGGCGGTTTTGCTACGGAGTCCCAGGTACTAGCTATGACAAACTCCCGTAATAAGCAGTTGATTAAGAATTACAACACACTCTTAGATACTAGAAATGCTAAGGAGAAATATTTAGATACATTAATTGGATTAGAGTCACAAGACAGAGAAGCAGCCGATCAGAGATTCGAGCAAGCCTTTAATATGCAGATGCAAATAGCAGACTATGGCATAAAGATGCAGAAGAATGCCGTTGACGGGATAAGTCGTCTAAAAGATACGATCGGTTGGAGCGGTATTTATGAAGCTACCCAGGGCGACCCCTACGCCGTGTCTCTAATAGAAAAAGCTTATGGCCTACCAAGCGGAGGCTTAACTATAGCCGCACAGCAAGATTACGACGCACAATATCAAGCTGAGATAGATAGATCATTCGAACTTGAGGAAAAGAGTCTTGGAATAGCTAACCTAAAGAGCCAGATAGCAGATAGAGGGATTCAAACCGAGTTAGACAGAAGACGTACTGAAAGCCAACTCGCTACAGACGCAGCACAAAGGAATAAGATATATAACGACATAAATAAATCTATGTCTACCGGTCAACCAGTTGTAATATCAGCCACTAACCTAGAAGATACAAAGAATAATCTATCTACCTTATTTTCAAGTGATAGTATACCAGCAGCATTAAGAGGTCAGGCAAGTAAAGCATTAAATATAGTTAATAAGCTCAATGAAATGGTTAAAGATAACCCAGGAGGTAATTTTGCTGGGGGTAGATTTAGAAGTGCCTTAGCTCCATTTATACCTGGTAGTCTTGAGCCAAAGTTCCAGAAATTAAAAGCAGATGAAGCTAAGATAAGACAAGATTTAGTCACATATATAACTGGTGCAGCCTACACTAATTTACAGGCTGATGATGTAAACAAGTTAATACCTAGAAGCCAGCTATATGATGGCCAGAATAGAGAAAGAATAAACAACCTTGCCAATACAATCATGGGTGATCTTGAGGCGGGCCTTATCGCCTCTGGAGTAAATGCTCAGTTACCAAGGTTTAATGATTTATTTAGTCTAAGTAGTGATGAAGTTAATAACCTGATGAATCAACTTTCCCCAGACCAAAAGGTACTATTACAAAGTTCTGGTCTAATTAAATAAAAATATGGCACTAACAGAAGCACAATTTAATCAGCTTAAACAGGCATTAGAACAAAAGAAAAAAGGTGGCTATCTTGAGCGTGTTGGTCAAGGTATAAAAGAGACGGCAACCAACCTAGGTGAAGATTTACAATATCAAGCCGAGATGGCTAGTAAAGCTCCCACACTAGGGGGTAAAGCCTTAGCTCTCGGTAGAGGAGGATTAAGGACTACTGGAGCCGTTGCAGAGGCTGCTTTAACACCTTTAAACGAAGCTCCTGGTATAAAGCAAGCCACAGAGTTTATAGGAGGAAAATTAGCTCAGACTACACCTATTCAAAAATTTCAAGAATGGTCACAGAAACATCCTGAAGCAGCAAAGGATATAGAAAACGTTTTAGATATAACGGCCTTATTTGGGACTGTTCAGGCTGGTAAACAACTTGCGCAAGGAGCACAAAAAGCTGGTCAAGCTACAATGCAAAGTGCAAAGTCTGGTTTACAAAGTGGTAAAGAATTAATTAATAAAGGGAAAACAGCTCTTCAACCACCTCTACCCACTCCTAAGAAAGCTATGGGTGAAATCCTCCAGGGTAAGAGTAAAGATATTAAAACTGGTTTTAATGCCTTAAAAAATGTAGATACAACGGGGGTAAAAACCTACCCAGAATTATTAAGTAAAGTTGAGGGTTCTATTAAAAATTTAGCTACCAAGGTGGATGATACATTAGATGATACGACCCAGCTAGGATTAGATAAACTAAAACTTTCAGGTAAGACTAAAGCTGGGGAAGCTGTAAGTGTGGATTATGTTAGTCGAGCCCTTAAAGACCTAAAAGAGCTGTATACATCTGTTGGTGACGATATTGCTACTAAAAATATAGATGACCTAGCTAAACAAATTCAGACTACTGGTATGACAAGGAAAGCTGTAAATGACCTAGCAAAGACTTATGGACAAGAATTTAAAGAAAAAGCCTTCAGTAAAACAGGTGATGCTTTAACGTCCGTCAATGCCGTAAAACTAGAGAATACTAGAGAAGCCCTAAAGATGATAGCTAGGCAAGGACCAGGTGGCAAAGTGGCTAAGTCATTTGATAAATCAATGTCATCACTATATAGGGTAAGAGATTTAGTTAGGAAGAATGTAGAAGCAGTTAATAAGCTTAACCAGAAGATCCAGGAGAGAGGATTATTAGAGAAATTTGGTCATGCAGTGACTAAGTATGGAGACATAGCCACGGGGGGGACCATTAGAGGTTTAGTAGGTGGCCTATTACCAAGAGGAGTGGGAAATAAAGTAATGAACGCCCTAGACTTAGAACAGATGCTTCAGAGAAATTTAAAAATAATAGAGCAGAGATTAAAGAAAATACCTAGTCGTTGAAACTATCAATAAAGCCAAGCCCATAGCCAATAAGAGGTAATAGAAGCAACCAAGGAAAGGCTATAAATAAACCAATAGTTCCAATAAGCACCATAATATAACCTAATATCTTCATACCCAATATATACAATGTTAAATCAACCAAGTCAACCTAATAATCCACAGCGAAGGCCACGAGATATAGTGGCTGGTTTAGCACAAAAGACTCAACAAGTCCTACGTAGACCAAAGGAGATTGTTTCTGGCTTACTTAACACCAAGATGTCTACTGTTAATCAACAGCTAGACCAAGTTCCAGTCTTAGGCCAGGTAAGACAATTCAATCAGAAATATATAAATCCACCTCAACCTCAACAGGATAAAGTCTTTAACATGGCCACTAACTTTGGCCCAGCAAGCATGGGGAAGATTGCTCCAAAAGCTATGAATCGTATAGGAGAACTTTTACCAGAAGAAAAAATATTACCAGGAATTAAAAGTACACTTAAGAATCTCGGAGGACTCGTAAGTAAGGCTAGTAAAGAACAAGCTGATGAACTAATGGAACTATCTAATAGATTGAGAAGAAAGAACTGGTCTGCGGAAGATTTAGAATATGCAGAAAATCTAGTTAGAAACAATACTCCTCAGAGATTAACTAAGGGATTTACAATTGAAAGATTAGGTCAGGCTAAAGATAATACGGTAGAAAAATTAAAAGAGTTCTATGGCAAAACTAGAAGAGGTTTTGGCACAGGAGCTGGCAGAGGTAAAAAATGACATGGAATTAAACGACCAGTTTACAATATTAACTGCAATAGCTGGTATCATCACTGGTTTTTTCGCTCTAGTGAGGTACATAGTCTCAAAAGTGGGTGGTATGCATAAAGAGTTATTAGATCATTTGGAGAAGAAAAATGGTATTATTGAGAGAATATCAAAGGAATTTTCACATACACTCTCAGAGACTATGAGAGAAAATAATCTAGCTATAAATGGCATGAAAAAGTCGGTAGATGAACTTAATTTATCTTTAGTAAAAAAAAAGTTAAAATAATACTATGAACCCAGAAGAACTACAACAAGATATGACTCCAGATGAATCAGCGGCTGTTCTGAGCCTTATTACTGAAATGAGCCAGGGATTGATGCCACAAGCTCCCCAGGATGACGCTCAAGGCTCTATTATTGCCCCAGGTGAAGAGATGCCACAAAAACAGGGTAATATGGCACAGAAAAAGAAAGAACCTACTGTAGAGCCAGATAACGACGAAGAAATGGGCGAGGAATTAGAATCCATTAAAGACGAGATAGCCTCATTAAGAGACGAGATTAAAGAAGCTTTAAGTGAAACTTCAGAAGAAACAGAAGAAGAAAAAGCCGATGGCCAATAAAGATAAACTAAAATTATTATTAGATAAGTTAAGTGAGCTAGAGAATTCCTTACCAGGAGGAGAAGTTTTAGGTATGGCGGATAGGATTATAGATGAGAAATACAAAGAGATAACCTCTAAGGTAAAAGAAGACTCGTCTATTAAGATGTTAGGCGAGATAAGCGGTAAGATTAACCGATTTAAGAGAGATTTTAATCTTAAGCCTATTCTAAAGCAGTTAGATGATTTTCAGGCGCTATTTGATCAGATGCACGAGTCTATTGTCTCTCAATTTGAGGAGACATCGCAGTCATCAGAAAACACTAGAAACGAGCTGGAAAGTCTTATAAAAAGTTCTAGCGAGAATTTGACTAAGATGACAGCTAAAGAATTAAAAGCTGTTCTGCAAAGGCTCGATAGCCTAGAAAATCAATTCTCATTTGAAAGCGAAGGCTCTAAGAATGACAAAAAGAGCCTTAAAGAAGTCATCGATGGACTAGAAAGTAAACTTACTAGCCTAGTAGATGATTTTAAAAAATCCAGTACCGAGAGCCAGGGTAATAGAGCAGATATTGAATCAAGACTAAAAGAACGTGGCGAATCCATCACTAAGTTACAAGAAGAGCTAGAGACATTACGCAAAGACACTATGTCCAAAATAGCAGGTCTTGGTGGCGGAAGTATGAATCGACAGATTAATGTCAATTCTTCTGTCATGTCTTCTAAGTATACGGATATTAACTTCCAACAAGGAGGTAATATTGGCTGGTCAGTATCAGATGACGACACTAATAAAAGAGTGAATATACGAGCGTCAATCCTAGCAGGAGGTGGCGGAGCGGGAACACCTGGCGGTAATAATACGGAAATTCAATTTAACGATGGCGGTAGTTTTGGTGGAGCTTCAGTTCTAGGTTGGGATAAAAATGCTTCTATATTATCACTTGGTAGTGGTTCAGCTAGGAAATTCCAGATATTAGCTAGGGGAGGGACAAATGACCAAGTATTACATTTATGGAATTCCAGTGTCACATCTACTTTTATATTTCAAGTTACGGGTCCAGCCTCTAGTGATACTAATACTGGTAAGGCCTTCGCTTTCATTGTTGAGGGTGATGCAAACGCTAGAGGTGCATTCTATACTGATGGGAAATATGGTATGGGACCAGGTTCTGCTACTAGAGATGTTTTTTTCTCGAGACCAGCAGGTGGTACTTTTAGAATTTCTAGTGATGCTGTTCTAGGTGGTGCTAATCTTCATGTAACATCGAGTATCGCAACTGGAGTTCAAGGTTCAGTAACTGGAGCCTTAGTCTTTAATGGTAGGACCAGTCAAAATGTTAAAATACAACCAGCTTCAATAGCGGGCAATTGGACTCTTACCTTACCGAGCGTTGCGGGTAGTACGGGTCAATATCTTCAAACCGATGGCAATGGTACCACTCAGTGGGCTTCGGTAGCTTCAGGTGGGGTTAGTCGTACCGTCAGCGTTCTGTCAGTCAGCTCCACTCTAGCGGCCAGCGCTGGAGTGGATTATGTTTTCTTCCCAAATGTTGGCATTAATTTAACTCTACCGACAGCTATTAGTAACACTAATAGATATTCTATTAAGAATATGTCGGCTTCCAGTATTTTAGTCTCAGCAGCTACAGGTCAAAATATTGATGGTAATACAGATATAGTTCTTTCAACTCAATATGCAGCGGTCGACCTAATGAGTAATAACAGTGTTTGGGGAATATTCTAATGGCATTACTTTATAGAGGAATAGATACAATGGGTCTTACGAAAGACTTAATGCGACAAGCTGATCCTACCACTCGAATGGACAACCATTTAGGTACTATTCATACTGACTTTCCGACAGTTAACTTAATAGGTATCTCATTTGTAAATAACACTCAGGCTGAGACTGCAACTGCCGGTGTATCAGCTTTTAACGAGGAACCCTGGACTCGTAAAAATAGGTGGATGGATAAAATCCATGCTCTTGGGATGAATGTATTAGATAGAGCAACAGATTGTACATTCGAGGGTTTATACGATTTTTCAAAAGTCGATAGACGAAATGGAAATAGATATACCTATTTTGCTACACCTATAACAGATAATTTTGATTCAGATGCGAGTCGTGACCATGGCTATGGCTTAACTTCAGCGGCTGGTAATATCTCAACTAATTACTTGACCTCTCACCAGGCAAGTAATAGTTGGTCCATAGTCTCAGATGAACTTACGGGTCCAGCGGCTAGTGGTTGGGTAAGGACAATTCTTTTTAATGCAAATAATCTAGGGAATTTAACAGCCACGGCTCTAGTTAAAAAAGTTGGACATCAGCAGTTAGTAATCAGAGCAACTACCGATTCGAACTTTCCTGGCTATGGTTTACAGATGAGAGATACAAATGTTCTCCGTATCGAAAGACCTGGCTTAGCTAGTCTAGGCGAAGTCCCAAAAACTTGGGTATCAGGTGAATATTATTGGTTAAAACTCCAAGCGATTGGGTCAGCTATTAAGGGGAAAGCTTGGGCAGCTGCATCTGGAACAGAAACTTTTGAAGCAGGTCAACTAACAGAACCTGGTACTTGGGATATAGAGGTTACGGACACAACCTATCCAAGCACTGGGACACGATATGTAGGATTTTCTGGTGAGTCTGATACTGGTAAATTTAGATATCTATATATCAAACCTGAAAAAGACTCAAATACATGGTTGGCTCGCTATTTAGATAAAGTTGTCGAGAATATGAGCCATTATCAATCTGGCGATATCCTATCACCTTACCCAGAAGCAACAGCTCACTACCCCCTAACTAATGAGGGTACATATGTTAGATTTTTTTCTGATGTCAATTACTGTGTTACAAGACTAGGGGTGGAAAATGGGAAAACCTTAAAGGGTGGATTTGTTGGTCATCTGTTCACTGCCGCTCTACAGGGTACTTTTAATTCTCTTTATACAACCGTTGGAACAGCTACTTATGACCACTATGGAACATCAATAGGAAGAGGAAAAGTTTTTGGTTCATTCTCTAATGATAGTGGAGCGGCGGGAACACAAACCTACACTGTCCCTACCTCTATCACCGAGGATGCTACTAATAGGCAAGACTTCATACCAGAAAAAGTAGCCTATAATAAACAGATAAGAGTTAATGTGACTGATAAGGGTACTGGTAGTTTGACTATGACTATACATGGTCCCGACGGAAACCCTGTTAAAATGTACGACAATACTGACCTGTCTATATCTAATAATAGCTATCAAGCAACTATAACTAATGGCAATTTAGTAGTTGGATGGAATGACTTTTTAATTGATTGGGTAAACTTAGATACTGACCAAACACACCACTTCCATTTAACATCTTCAGACGGAACAGTGGTTGTAAAGACGACAACTGCGGGTGATCTAAATACTTGTTCCTGTATTGGCTATAAGTGGCATGCCACACCCGAAGCTTATGAGATTGACATTAGAAACATGTATCTAAAAAGTGGAGTCCCTCAGTTTATTCAGGAATGGGGGGATTACTGGTCAACTAATGCTTCCCTAACTGATCCAGTATTAGATGAAGCAGAACATACACAGTATCTAACTGACTTCTATACAATGTTACAGAGATTAGTTGACGACGGGATTTTGGTTGGGTTTAATTACTGGAGATCAGGCTTTGGCGTAGAGGGTATATATAACAACGCTTCCGGCCCTGGTTATACCTATACTCTCCAGTATAATGGAGAGCCATTGCAAGACTTCTTTAATGCTAATACTGAGATTCCGCCCGACGTAGTGATAAGTTATTTTGCTTTTGTTTTTTCGTAAAAATAGTATAATTATATAAATATGGCATACGATCCATTTCCATTAGGCCAAAAACCTATGAGTTCATCCAGAGGTGTAGTAATAGCCTCTGACCAATCACCAGTATCAGTAACTGGTACTCTTTCAGTTTTAGGAACCGTCCCTACAACTCAAAGCGGTATTTCAATCACTTCGATGTTCAGCGTCACCCCATCGAGTGTCCAAGTTGGAGCCTCTATATTCGGTCAACTACCAGGTGGTACTGCGTTATTAGGTTCAGTCGCTGTATTACAAGGAACTAATCCTTGGAATATTAGTTCTATCTATGGAAACATAGGTGGCTCGGTACTTTCTCAACAAATGGGTACTCGTACTACATCAGTCGTTGGTAGTATCCCTTCAAGCCTACTTACTGGCAATTATGGCTTTAGAAACGATAACGTCGCCTCTTTCTTGGGAGGTAATCTAAGTTGGAATCAGATCGCCACCGATTCGGCAGGAAGGACACTTTCAAAACCTTTCGCAGCTGAAGAAGCAAGAGTTGAAGGTTATCATTCGGTCGTTAGTACGAGCGTGACTACCTTAGTTGCTGCGGCTGGAACAGGATTAAGGAATTATATAACTGATTTCTTTATTGTAAATAGTGGAGGCGTAACTACACCTATAACCTTTCAAGACGGGGCAGGTTCTATACTAGGTTATACAATCGCTCCAGCCTATGGAGGTTCAAATGCAACTAATATTACTACCCCCATTAGAACAGGTGCCAACGCAAGTTTTGACTTCGTGCCTACCTTTGCGTCTTCGATAATTTATGCAACGGTAAAAGGATATAAAGCACCCTAGACAATGATAAATTGGAGATTACAACTAGAATTAAGAAAAACTGATGATGTTATTCAAGGGCTTCCGAAAAATAACCTTTTATCGAGGATTATTTTAACAGAATATATGGACGTACCTAATATGAAAGCATATGATATCTTATTTAAGAATAAAACAGATATGACAGATTTTTTTGATAAGTTTAAAACTTTTATCTCAGGTAAAGATATACACGGAAGAATTAGTATACATTCTTGTAATCACGCTGATAATGAACCAGGGAAAGAAGATTGTAGTAATTTAGATTATAAAACTTTAATTTTCTAATATGAGTAGAAGATTCGATGGAATAGACGATTATATATCTTGTGGGGATGCAACAGCCATCCAAAATCTTACCGTAGTAACCTACTCCTGTTGGTTTTATCTTGATGCTTTCACAACTGCTGCAGGTATGCGTATGGCTGGTAAGCTAGATTCTTTTAATATCGTAGATACGGGAGGCCCAGTTGGGTATACTAATGACACAATTCAATTCTTTTCATTTTGGAGTGGCACTGATGGCTCTTGGTACGGAGCTGATAATAGTGTAACGACTGGAGTCTGGACTCATGCGGCAGTCACATATGATGCCTCAGCTACTACAAATTCTCCTGTAATCTATGTTAATGGTTCTCCTATATCGATTAGCGCAGGGGCAACACCTACTGGAACACACGATAATGATGGTGGAAATAATTTTGATATAGGGAATAACGCAACACCTGGTGTGAGACCATTCGATGGGGAACTTGCAGAAGTTGGATATTGGAACAGGGCATTAACAGCAGCGGAAATAACTTTACTATCTAAGGGGTACTCTCCTTTATCCATCCCTAATGGGTTAAGACTCTATTATCCACTTAAGGGACTGTATGGGGTGGAACAAAATCTTATTGATCGATCTAATGGAACTATCACAGGAGCCGTTCTAGCTCCTAGCCCTAAGATAACCTATCCTAATAAATTATCTCTTTTAGGCGTAGGTACATAATATGAAACTATATACACCAACTAGAAAAACAGTCTGGGGTCAGATAAATACCCTAGAAGATTTTAAAAAACACGTAGCTAGGTCTGGGCAGTTCTTTGGTGAGGATAAGTCAGGTCCAGCTTGTGAATTTAACCCAGCTTATCCATGCGATAAGACTCTATATCAATTCTTGGGTCTTAAAGGTCATAACGGCATAGATATCCCAGTAGTAACTGGGACAGAGATAATAGCCTCTCATAATGGAGTCGTCTGGAATACTATAAAGGATGGTGCAGGCGGCCTCTGGGTAGAGCTATGGGACGATATGCAACTCTTAAGAACCTATTATGGACACCTCAGAGAATTTAAAGTCACTAAAGGCCAAAGAGTAAAAGCAGGAGATGTGTTAGCAATATCAAATAATACAGGGTTATCAAAAGGTCCCCATTTACATTGGGGCTTAAAGCAAACTGACGATAAGGGTAATTCCATTGAATTAAACAATGGCTTTAACGGGGCCATAGACCCTTTACCTTATCTGACGTTTTTTAAAGACATGACAGAATCAGAAGTTAAGAGATTGTATGTGTTAGCGTTTTATAGGTTACCAGATGCGGGGGAATTAGGCTACTGGTCTGGGCGAGAGCTATTAGAGTTTTTAACGGTAGCGATTAAGGACAGGGCGGAGTTCTTAAAAGAGAATAACTGAGCTTGTGGCGGTCCATTTTCTGATGGCAAGATTTACAGAGTTGAGCCCAAGTATTCACGTCTCTCTCATATCTGTCGTCTAAGTTGGCCCAATCAAAGTGGCGGGATTTACCAGGACAATTAATATTCCAACAAGATAGTGCAGGACCATATTTTTTAACAATCCATTTATGTGTTGAGGAATAGCCTCCACCTTTATAAGAGCGGAGTTTAGGATTAATTAAGTGTGCATGACGACATTTTAGGGAACAATATTTTTTACGATCTTTGAGGCACCTGTATGTCTTAAAAGTAGTTAGGCAGAATAAACAAACTTTAGATATACTAGAGTTTTTATAAAAATGATTATCCTCTCCAAATTTTGTCCTAATCTTAGTTAAACACTTTCTAGAGCAACAAGGTCGCCTATTGATTAGTTGGGATGGATACCTTAAAATAACGGTATTACATACTGAGCAATTTGTTTTTACCATAAGTTAATTATAACATATGGGGAAACCATTGCAGTAATTTTTTACAACAAAATGACTAAAAATTATCCAGCGTTCTTCGCCTCGTCAATTGATCCAAAGTCGTTAGCTCTTACCTGGAAAGGTATAGCTGTGGCGGTGATACCTAGCTTAATAGTAGTTGCTAGGATGTTTGGATTTGATTTGATGGAGAAAGACCTAATAGAGATAGTAGAACAAATGACAGTTATACTATCTTCAACAATGGTATTAGTAGGTCTGTTTAGGAAGTTAGCAGTAGCTTTAGGGATATATAAGTAATTGAAATTTTGACTAAAAAGTGCTAAGATATAAGGGCCTCCTTCACGGAGGCTTTTTATTGATACAAAACTAATATGGGTTCTCTGCTTGATACTTGTTGGTGGGGCTTGGCCTGTAATCGCTCAGACTCCAACTACCTCAAGTATGCCCGAACTATATGTCCGTGAGAAGTATGTTGAACTGCCTAAGAAAGTAGTGATAGACTATGACCCAGGGTCATGCGTCTCGTTTGTTAAGTGGATAACTGGAACGCCCCAGGAAGTCTTATGGGGCAATGCTTGGGATATTAAACCTCAATACTATGAGCCAAAGTCCGAGGGCTTAGTCCTTACTAGAGATGGTCGAGGACACATAGCTTATTATAAGCTCTACGGAGACTACCTAATATTAACCGAGGCTAACTTCATCCCAGGTCAGGTATCTACAAGAATTATATCTGTGGATAGTAAAACCATACGAGGCTACACAGACCCGATAAAATAGTGTATACTATTGGCAACAACCTTTAATACAAAGGTGTTGTTTTTTCAGAAGTCCTGGCTACGGCTAGGACTTTTTGATTATCCACAATACTCTTCTATTCTAGTCAAAGATATGGTATAGTATATCTAATGATTAGTTCACAAGCCAATCAGATGATACAACTAAAAGGACGCTTTTGTGCTCTCTTAACCAACTCGGTAGAGAGCTTTTTCTTTATGTGAAAAAAATATTATTAATACTATGTTCACCACTAATATTGATAGGGATAGCGATACTCCTATATTACCTGAAGGACAAGAAGTTAGATGTGCCAACTGCTCATATGAAGGACCTGGAGATATAAAGAATATTTGTTCTAACTGTGGTCAAAATACTCTTTACGTGAAAATAGAACTAGACGAATGAACCAAAAACAGAATATCTCTAATCTAAAACAAAGACTATATAGGCTTAGGACAAATAACGCTAGTACCCGTAAGTATGAAAAGACTATAAACGGATTTTTAATGAGAACTTACAGAAATATGAAGTCCAGAGTTTTAGGTATTCAAAAGAAGAAGGCTCATCTATATCTTGGAAAACCATTACTAAATAAAGAGGAGTTTTATAAATGGTCCGAAAGTTCAAAAGAATTTATTAAACTATTTAATAATTGGCACAAGGCTAAATTTAATAGGAAACTCTGCCCATCGATTAATAGAGTTGACCCAGATCTAGGATACGAGCTGAATAATATGGAATGGATTACTCATTCAGAAAATTCTAGGTTAGGAGCAATTAAAAAACATGGCTGAAATAAAGAAACTTGTTGCCGCTTCAGATTTTCACATTCCATTTCAAGACCCAGTTTTACTTGACCTCTTTTGCCACTTCTTAGAAGATTTCCAACCAGATATTTTTGTAATTAACGGAGACTTCTTAGACTGTGCTTCTATATCTAAATTTGATAAAGTCCCTCACCAGCACAGATTCAAAGATGATCTTGAGATAGGCAAGAGAATCCTGAGAAGATTTAGAACAATACTACCAAATGCAGAAATATACTATATAGAAGGAAACCACAGTTTTAGACTAAGACAATATATAATACGAAACGCTCCCGAAATCTATGAGATCTACCCTACGTTACAAGAACTACTTGAGTTAGATAAATTTAATGTCACTTGGATAGGTACAAAAGAATCAGCCTCAAGATGGATTGATACATATAAAAGGTTCGGGCAGTTATATATAGGCCACTTTGATAGAGTTAATAAACATTCAGGGATGACAGCCAAGGCACTTGTAGAAGATAAAGGAATATCAGTAGCTCAGGCACATGTCCATAGATTAGGACAATATAATAAGAGGTTAGAAAATGGTGTTCAACTAGTCGGGTTAGAGATAGGGTGTATGTGTGATTTAAATCCGAATTATGCGGGACATGCCAATTGGCAGAACGGCTGGTTAGTTGCCTATTTAGATCAAGACGGTTCAGGTAGGTTTCATCATACACTAATACATGCACTGGGTTATAGATTTTTCTTTGATGGTAAAGATTATGACTGGCATAAGTTACAAACAGTTCAACCTAGAAAATTAGAGATAGAAGTATTATAATAAAAAGGCAGGGAATGTTCTTTGTTGGAACTCAAAGCGTAATTCACAACTTTATTCGACAAGATTTTATTATTCTTAACATTCCGACATCGTTCTTGTCTGGGTTTTCTCTGCGTCACACAAGAATCCTAAAAAACGGCTTAAAAGGCTGTTTTTTAGTGTCCTAAAACTTATCCACATGCTACTTGACTCTAGCATGCATAGGAGTATAATGGATATATAAGGTCGAGTAATAACCAAGTATAATTAAAAATATGAAACGCAATAACAGAGGTCAATTCATTCAAGATCGTACCTTGTATGCACTGTTCTTTTTCTTAGTCTTTACAGGGTTCTTAATAGCTCTTGCGATTCTACACTTCCAACAAGGGATGCAAGGGATGAATAAGTTAGCAGAATTAACGATCATAAATCCAGTCGCTCAAGCTCGAGAAGTCCCAGATGGTAAAGAAGAGTCGGTAAGAGATCAGGTTAAAAGATTAGCTAAGAAGTATGGTAACAAATACGGAGTTAGCCCTTACCAAATAATTAGAACAGTTGAGTGTGAATCAAAGTTTAGAAACATACAGAGTCAGGTTAGAAAACACGGTAAACAAGAAAACTCATGGGGCGTGGCCCAGATACATTTAGACAGCCACCCAGAAGTAGAAGTTTACCAAGCCTTAGATGTCGAGTTCTCAATCGAATGGACAGCAAAACACTTTAACGATGTTGTTTGGTACGCATACAATAAGCGAACCGACAAATGTAATTAATATGACAAATAAACAAGAATGGGTAGTTGCAATAGTTATCGGTCTATTTGCCGCTATCGCTATATTCGCAAATGCCATTTACTAAAGGCAATAAATTAGGAGAAAAGGGTCGAGATGTAAGATACAAGAATAGAAGAGAAATTATCGAAGCTCTAAGAAAATACACCGATAAATATGAGCTTCTTAAAATGATGGAGTTCTCGACTAGCACATTAGAAGTGATATTAAACACTTTTATAAAAAGAAATAAAAACTAAAAACCCCCTTTCGGGAGTCTCTAGTACTAAGTTTCCGTAACCGCACTTTTTTTGCGAAAACTAACTAGATACTAACATATTCGGGGTATAAATTAAAATGATAACCCAAGAAAATATAGACCATACAATTAAGGTTCTACGAGGCGATGAACATGACTGTCCAGGTGAAGAATGTCCAATCTGTGCCGAGAGAGCCGAACTCTTAGCTGAGGAACAAGCAAGAGACGAAGAAACCACAAGATTATTAAAAGAACACTATGAAAGCGAAAATTCACATAGCCATTAGACAGTACGAATTTATAGAATTCGATATAGAGGCTAAAAATCAAGCGGAGTTAGATAAAAAGATAAAAGAGCTATCAGACCATTACCATAACTATCTAGACCCCGTAGAGGCCAAGAGAAAGGCCAATTACAAGAGATTTGAAAGGACAGATGAGGCAGAATTGGACTTAGGGCTAGAAGATGAAGACGAATTAATTAAATTAGACTAATAACATGTTAAAAAAAGTATTTATACAACAAAAAGAAGAAGCATCATCAGGATTTGGGCCTAATAATAAGCCCTGGACTAGATATAAATATACTACCGACCAAGGCGTGTATTATATGTTAGACGAATTAGCGGTAGGTAAAGAATGCGAAATTGAGAGCTATATTTATACAGGTAAAGACGGCAAAGAACACACTAGTTGGAGATTACCTAAGAAGAAAGCTACTAGCGAGAACAACGATAAGTTAGATGATGTCTTGAAATATGTTAAATGGCTTGTAAGAAATGAGATGAAGAAAAGTAAAGAGGGACTATATAACCAGAAAACAGAAGCGGTCGATCCAATAGTAGAAAGTCCAGTTAAAGATGAGGACGTGCCATTCTAACTATGGAAGATAAAATAAAACAACTCATGCACGAAGTGGTAGTCGGTCAGTCTCCAGGTAGGCTGGCCGAGATTAACACGGAACTAAGTGCTTGGTATTCAAAGTTCGCCGACGAACTTGAAAATATCTTAGTCTTTAAAGCAGATAAATGGATGGAGTTGAGAGAAAAGACTAACAGTGATAAATCTACCGATCGCACCTGGGATTCATTAGAAGAGGGAAAGAAAGAGATACGCCTCAGAAGTCAACTTAAATATATAGAGAAAGTTGTTAGTTCTATTAAATTACAACTAAGGATCAAGACCCAAGAAGCATATAATAATTTTTAACATGCCTAGAAAATTAAACGTAATTAAAAATAGATATACAAGACTTATAGTAATTAAAGAAGTTCAAAAACACATATCTACCGGGGGAAATGCATCAAGCCAATATCTGTGCCAATGTGATTGTGGTAATGAAAAAATTATATTCCTTAGAAGTCTAGTCTCTGGAAAGACTAAATCTTGCGGATGTTTATTAAGAGAATCTTGCTCAATTAATGGAAAGAAAAGAAGAATACATGGTATGAGGTCTAAGGAGAGTGAGGGTGATAAAACTTATGAGAGTTGGAGGGCCATGAGAAGGCGATGTTTAACGAATAATACTCGTTATAAACTGAGGGGTATAAAAATATGTAAAAGATGGAATAGTTTTAATAACTTTCTACATGATATGGGCCCGAGACCTCCAGGAAAAACGATTGACCGAATAAATAACGACGGTAATTATGAACCTTCTAATTGTAGATGGGCAACCCCTAAAGAGCAAGCTAACAATAGGCAAAATAATAGATTAGCTATTAAGAGGGGTTGGGTTGCAAGGAGAATAAATACTAATTAAATAATATAAATAAAGATGAAATGTAAACTATGTAACGCTCTAATACTGGACAGATTTAATCGCCGGGCCGCTAAATTCTGTATTAAGTGTAAAAACAAGCATAAGGGTGATATTTATAAATTAAATAACCCCTATAAGAAGAAGCCTAAGACTAACTACGATGTCATCCCAGAGATTAAAGAAGAATGTCCAGATTGTGGAGTATGGAACGATATGCCCTTTATTCAATGCTCTAATTGTAGTTATAGAACTGAGAATAATCTAAAAGGCTGGGACGGTGGAAGAAGAAGGAGAGAGGTATTAAAGCTCATCCACTTTAAAAATAGAATTATCCACAGATAAGGTACTGTTTAACAAAAGAATATA